GCAGTAGCGAATGGCCTTTTTTAGATCTGTGATTTCGGATTGTACTTTGTCTTGCTCAGGGTAAGGTTTTGACCCAGCCCTCGTTACATACTTGATGACATTGCCGCGCCAGAATTCCATATCGTTCTGCATGATGAACACTATTGGCTCCACAGGCCACTTGGAGTAATGGGGTGGACGACTTATGGTTGTGTCTTCAATCATCATCCTGTTGGCTCCCATAGTTTGATCATGCTCTTGTCTACGTCCCAGTCTTCGTACCGTAAAATACGAGCGAGACGTGCCTGAGTAAGTGCATATTCAGCGTTAAGTTTCTGCTTTTGGTATGCTAGAACAACAGTGTTCCAGTTTGGTGATTGAGCTAATAACTTCTCAGCCGTCTTGATGCCGACAGTTGGACACCCAGAGTATCCATCCGTCACGTCACCTGTCAGCGCCTGAGTGTAAAACCATAAGTCCGCATCCTGTTTACTCGTGGTAACAAACTCACCAGACATCGGGCGGTATAGTTTCCCTGGTATTGATTTCATATCCTTGTCATCACTCACTATGATAGTGTTGTGACCCGGTGCGGACCCTAGGATCCCCATAACGTCATCTGCCTCAAGTAGAGGCTCACGATACCAGCGATAGGTCTCTTGGATCCACTTAATGAATGCCGAGTAGCCAACAGGCTTTCTGGTCTTCTTACGCCCACCTTTGTACTCAGGATCTAGGGACTTCCTGAAGTTACCCCTGTCGGACAGGCAAACAACAAAAGACCCTGTTTCTAAGGTCTCACATACGTTGTCGATTGTTTCTTTGAATATACTTTTGGCGGTTTTTAGATCAGACGCGAGAGACCATATGTCGTCCCCCCAGTTGATCTCCTCTTCCGCAGCTGCACATGCTCGATAGGCATATAGGTCTCCGTCAATGAGCAAGACTGTGTTTTCATCGGGTTGTTTTAAGAATGTCTTGAAGTAGGACATCTAATTCTCCTTTTTGTTCCATGCCAAACTCAGAAATGAGCCAGCGATTGCCCCAAGTATCCTCTCCACAGTTCGTCGTGATCATGCCCTCAGAGGCCGCTATAGCAACATAGAAGGCACCCTGACGGGCAAACTGACTAGACACTGTGAAGGGGCGCCGCCATGCCCTGTCGAGAACGACATAGAGCGTAACAATTGCGGCTAGTTGTTCAGATACTTCAGTGGGTGTCAGCCCAAGTTCTTCCCACGGAATATTCTGCGGTAATGGGGATTTTAGTTTCGAAATAGCTGCCTGTTTCTTGCGCCATTCGTCGAGAGATATGACCGACATCTTCAGCGATCTCCTGTGTTCGACAGGCAACCTGGATCTCGTCATGGATCCATCCAACTATATATGCGTTGTCCTGGTGTTGCCTGTTGATTTCGTTGTAGGTTAGTTCAACCCACTTCTTGCAAGTGATCGCCCCAGATGACTGGAGTAGCTGCGAGAGTAGTTTGTGCTCTGACCTGATGAATAGTTTCCTACCATCGAGACCAATGAGGTGGCCTCTTTTGTCGTGTGCTGCTTTTAGTCTCTGGAGCAGTAACCCAAACGCTGGGATGTTCTTGTGAAAGTTTTCCTTCAACTGCTTCCCGTGCTTTGCACCTTTGCCAGCGATCTTGCCTAGATTAAGGTCACCTGAACCATACATCATGGCGTAAACCAGAGTTTTCGAAGTGTTTCTATCTACACCAAACGCTTTGGCATTGTGCGTATGGATGTCACCTTCGAGGATCTGCTGTGCATACTCACCGCCGTCATTCAGGTAGTGGGCAAGGCATCGTAGCTCGAGGCCACTAAGGTCACTACCAGTCAGAAACCATTCGTCGGGAACTGTAAACAATTCACGGCATTTACGTCCGTAAGATAATCCAGACTTGGGAACTTGTGCTAGGTTTGGACCTCGGTGAGCAGCACGTCCACTTACAGTACCCCCAGACACAATTGTGTGTCTGATTTTACCGTCTGCATCGACCTTCTTGAGCCAAGCCTGTGGCCCCTCAGCCAACTGACCGACACGCTTGTCGATCATGAAGTACTCAGCCAGTTTCTTGGCCTCTGGGTACGGAAGTTTACCTAAGACTGTCTCGTCAATCTGAGCGTGACCAGTACCTGTGAACTTAGAAGGTTTCCATGCATACTTCTGGCGTAAGCAAAACTCTATGTGACGTCGGCTACTTGGGTTAAACTCTATCATCTTTCTTTTAATAAACGGGACACCTTCCTCGTAGCCTAGTGTCTTGTTGTTTCGCTTAGGTATAAACTCTTCAGTTATCTCCCAAGGTGGGAACAATTTGTCTAAGCCTTGCTGTAGTTCATTCCGTTTCTGCGCAAGTAATGCATATAGCTCGGTTGCCTTACTTTCATCGAAGGTCCATCCGTTATTGCCAATCTTGTCACAAATATGTGCTAACGAATGTTCTAACGCGATAGACTGCTCAGAGAAGCCACGTGACATGCAGTACTTATAGAGGACCTTAGTTACCTGAGTGTCCTGGACGCAGTAGTCTAGCATCTCTTGGCTATAGTTTTCCCAACCACCGTCATAGTCGCCCTTGTAGTCACCTAGGCGTAGACCCCAAGCCTTCAGGCTATGAGATCCCGTCAGTCTCTTTGAAAACTTCTCAGGGTCCTTGGCATGACGTATGCTGTCTTTCTCTGCCAGGTTGGCCTCAACCAGACGTGACAGTACGAGTGTATCCGTGATCTTACCTAAGATCTCAAACCCAGGATACACCTTCTGGAGTGCGGGGATGTCATAAGCAATGATGTTATGACCAATGACCTCTTCAGCGTTCATCAGTGTGAACATTGCGGCCTTGATTTCGTCGGGACCATAGGTTTGCACCTCATTGGTCTCAACGTGTCTTAAGACAATGCAGTGAATCTTGCTGATTTTGTCTAATAGTCCATCGCTCTCCAGGTCCCAGACCCAGCGGGTCATGGGGTGATCGCCTTTATACGATTAGCTAGGTTTACCAGCTGCTTCCACATGTCGTCAGTAATATGACCACTGAACAACGGGCGACGATCCTTGGCACTGACAGCCTCTCCAGCAACCAGTGCAAATGTCTTGTTCTCTTCCGAGATCTCGAAGGTCACATTTGCAACCTCATATAGCTCCTTGTCGGAGTCGGGGTAGCGGCCCCGCCACTTCTTCATCTGTGATCTCCAGACCCACTCAGTGTACGCCGTGCTGCACGTGAACTCAGTTTCTCCAAGTTCATGTGTGCAACCTCGTTGAGACTGACGCCCAGGTCACGTGCCAATGCAGCGATATCCCACAGACAATCACCTAACTCAAATATGATCTCTGCACGTTGGTGATCTGTCAGTTTCTCCGTGCCATCAAACTTCAGGCCCTGGTCGCGGATTAGCTTGGATATTTTACCAGCGACTTCTCCAGCCTCTTCATTTAACGCCAGTGCAGGGTAAATTACCTTCCACTTATAGATAGCATACTGAGCCGTATCGGCCTGGTAGTCGTTCATAGTTAACGGGGGTAAATAGCGTTCAAAAACCATGGGTGCTCTCCTCTGGTCTTAGTTTTGGCCTGATTGATTTGCTTAGTTTGATGCGCTGGCAGTAGACCGCAGCGTCTTGATAGGTCTCGTAAAGAGACTCATGGATCTCCATAGCCTGTTCACATTGCTCGAAGGTGGGGAAGAGTACCTGCGCCCACAGGTAACCGTACTGAGCACTGGTGTACTCAATGAATAAGACTGTAAACCACTGCATGACTAGAAAGGTACGTCTTCTAAATCATTAAAGTCGTTAGTTTCAGCCAAACGTCCTGTCTCTAGGTCGTACCTGAGAACACCAGCTGCGCCAACTTCACCTGTGTGTCTGTTCTTCAAAACAACGATGTTACGCTTGCCTGAGGTTGGATCCTCAGCATCAACATTGAGACCAATACACGTGTCCGCTAGTTGCGCTATTGCATGCGACCCACGCAACTGACTAAGACTAACCTGAGCACCTCCTTCGTGTCCCTTGTCACCTTGTGGACGACGTAGGTGAGACACCAGAATGAGGCAGATGCCTAGGGCTTGGACCTCAACACGTAGCTTAGTCATTATGTCATCTACGAGCCTACGTTCATCAGAGACCCCAGAGGTTAAGCCAGAAATCAGGATACTGATGTGATCCAGGCAGATCACCTGGCATCCAAGGGCCTTGTTCATGTAGCGAATGCGGCTGATGATGACGTCTAGATCCGTAGATCCGAAGTGATCAAACAAGTAGAACTCACTAGCTTTACACATATCATCGAATGCAACAACGATGTCGTCTTCACTTGTATTTTCTACCGATACACTAATGTTTTTATTCATGTGCAGACCAACGAGGCCCTGGGCGGTACGCTTGGTGCTCTCTTCGAGCATCATCATGCCGATGGGGAACCCTGACTGTTGTACATGGTACATTAGCTCTCTCACGAAGGTAGACTTGCCGACCCCAGAGCCAGCGGCAATGGTGACCAGTGACCCCAGACGTAAGCCCTTCGTGATATCGTTAAGCTTACTGTAAGGATAACTAATGGGAGAGACAGCATCCCCCACACCTATAACCTCTCTGAGATCGGCAGCTGCCACGATTCCATCAGGGCGATAGTCTCGCGCCTGAAAGATCGCTTGAATGACTGCTTGGGCATCCCCTTTCACAAGTGCCTCATTGGCGTCCTTGTGTTGACCTAGGTTTGCAATCTTACACAGGCCAATAGGTAACGCTTCTGCACATTCAATAGCAGCCGCGCGACCCGGCTCGTCTGTGTCAAACACGAGGACAACTGAGTCAAAGCTAGTCACATAATCATAGTTGTCTAAAAGTGTTTTCTTAGCTGCCTTGGCCCCAAATCCAATGCTACACACCGGCCAACGATGATTTTGAATTTGCGATATAGACATTGCATCTATTTCACCTTCTGTAATCACCAAGATCTTTCCGTTAGACCACAAGTGTGACCCAAACAGTGTCATCTTCTTTGCATC